TGAACAGACGAAAGTTCGTTGGCCGAACTGGTGACCAGACGCAGCCGGTTGTTCACGGTAGTGAACGCGTCGGACAACTGAATGAATTCTTTTACTGCAAAACCCGTACCAAGTGCCACAAGCGCGCCGGTTATATTTCGTGCGGTGCTGCCCAGTGACTGAAGATTCTTTTCGGCACCCGACACCGCACCGCCGGCAGCTTTAGCCCTGCCACTGATGCTTGCCAAAGCGTTGTTGACGGTTCCTGCGCCGCGTGTTGCGCCAGATCCGTCGATACCGATTTCGAGATTGAACGCCATTATTTGGGTCGCTGTGCTTCGAGCTTCTTAGCCGCCAAGGTAAGCCACGTGAAATCCAACCCCTGAATGAAGTACAGGGCTTCGTCTCGCTCGATTCCCAAGTGGTCTGCAATGTGCAGAACTTCGGAAACCATAATGGGGTTGGGACCGTAGCCGTTATTCGAACGCGCTACAGACAACATTTGGAAGGCATACCAGATCGAAGCTAGATGATCGGCTATTGTCGGGACATCGTCAAGCAGTGCGATCTTTCGCCCGCGTGCCCGCAGATGTTCGAGTGCTTTTGCAGTGCCGCCGTCGAGCTTGAAGCTATATTCTACGACGGCACGGAGTTTCCCAAGTCGGTTTCCATCGCTTCGGAACGGAACAGCGCAAATTCCTTGGACATCGCAATCACTTCTTGCGCGAACTCGGGGTATTTGCGGAACACACGCGCAACGTTTTCTGTCGAGTATGGAACGGTTTCTTTGCCGTCGAAGATTCCTTCCCACCCCAGAACGATCGTCTTCGCGACCACGTCGAAGTAGATTCCTTCCTGAACGGAAGCGTCCAGCCGGTCGACGTGCTTGCCGTAAGGCTTGACGGAATCGGTGAATAGCTTGGTGAAGTTCTTGTTTCCCCAGCGCGCGATCGTGATCGATGATCCGTCGCCAAGGTCAACTTTCTTTCCGTTCAGGGCAAGGTTTTCATCGAACGCGTAATTCGTCAGTTGCATGTTGCTGCCTTTCTTTGTTGAAAAAGCCCCCGGTGTTACCCGGGGGCGGTTGATCTTAGTTCAGATCCTGCTTCTGCAATCCGCTGAAGCGATCAATTGACATCGTGAAGCCGTAGGTGGGGCTTCGACGTGCTTGGAAGTCCATGTTGGCGACAATGTCACCGTCATTACCTTCCGCAACGATCGTTCCGTTGGAAAACTTGATGCTTGGAAAGTTGAACAGGTAGCTGTCGATTCCAACAACTACAACGAAACTCCACGCGTGCGCCGTGAACGCCAGATATTTGTCATACAGGGTGCGGTCGCTGAAGTAGGCTGTAATGTTACCCGTTACATTGAAACGGCCCAGCCCAATGTCGATGTTGCCAAGGTTGGCAACCGCCGGCTTCGCGCGGGTGTTGTTGTTCACGTCGAACGTGATCTGCGTCAAGTCGGCAACCAGTGCCACACCGTCCAGCTTCACGTTCGTGATGTTGTCAACTGCGTTCGCAACATCGGTTGCCGGTGCTGCGCTGTCCGTCAGTCCTGCGCTGATCGAAGACTGTGCAAAGCCACGCTTGCCCATGAAGGACAACGCGCCCTTCAGAATTTCACCCGGGGCAATCGTTGCGCTTCCGCTGCCAACGCGCATGCCGGTGAAGTAGAAGAACTGAAGCGGCGAAACGTCGGTCAGACGCTTTTCGATCAGATACGATTTCTTCGTGGTGCCGTTTTTCAGATGGCTTCCGCGAACTCGCATGGCAAGAACTTCGGTGGTCACGCCCGGGGTCACAGTGAGCAGCCCTGCAACGTTGTTGGTGACCAGAAAGTAACCATTGTTTGCGGGGATTGCCGAACCGCTGATCTGAATCCACGAACCGATCAGAATGCTGTTGAACTGCGCGCCGGGAACGTCGACCGTAGATGCACCCGTGTTCGTGGTGACGGTGACAGATGCGGTTGGCGAACCAACACCTGCGTTCACGTCAATTTCTGCGGTCCAGTCATTCCGCATCAGCCCTTCGAAAAATCGATCGAAGGTGCCGTATGAAAGTTCGTAATTGATGTCGCCGGTTGCGGAGACACCCACGCGAACCAAGTCAGTGATCTGTCCGTCGCTTCGGATTTCGTCAGATGTGACGGATTCCTGTGCGTGAACCAGCGATTCGCCAGTGAAGCGAACTTCTTTCATCTTCGGGCGCGGCGATTTCAGAAGGGGGTCTTCACCCCAGATCACTTCTTCCGACATATACAGTTGTGCGCGCGAACTGTCCGCAGTTGGTTTGCCCATTCGTCAAGCTCCGTTAAGCCGTCACTAATTCATCGGATTGGAACGGTGTCACCGCATTGAACTGCGTCCACGGTCCATCTTCGCCAACCGGGTTCAGACTGCACGCCCGGAAGATCACCCCCGACATTGTACTTACCTGCCAGATAGATGCAATGCTATCAGCGATCGTATACGCGCGCCCGTGACCGGTGGTTGACGGAATCCAGATGCCGACAGACGCAATGCCAACGGTTCGAACCAGTCGACTGTTGCCCATTGCCACCTGCTTCGATTGACCGAAAATGATGTTCAGCCGCACGAACTCGCGATTGTTGATCTGTGACGCTTCGACCTTCTGCCCGTCGTAGAAACGCAGCAAAGTCGGCTGCGCAATGATCATGCCAGCATCGAAGATGGTGCGAATTGTCGCGGAAATTACGCTGTACTCTGCCATTACGCGCTTACGCCAGAATTTCCGCGATTGAGACTGACACTATACCAAGCGGGGCTTGACCAGACCACCCGTTTTCGAGTCGATCGGCATACGGAACGTTGTTCGTGATCCAAATCGTGGTAAAAGGCGGCACTGCCCCCAGTGTGGCATTGGGAATGGCAACCCCTGAAACTTCCCCGGTTGCAGGGGTTCCAACCGTGATCTGCCAGTTTGCGCGAAAGCGTCCGCCAACGTAACCCGGTGGTGCAGACGGGTTCTGCCACAACGTTGGGTTTCCAACGGGCGACTTGCTGACCACACGCCGGAACAGATCGAACGCGATGCTTTTCTGAAAAAGCACCACTTTTTCGGGAATCAAGGTCTTCGTTTGTTGGGCAATCCAGTTGTCAAACTGACGTAGGTTCTTAATTGCCAAGACTATTTCCGAATCACAACTTCGTAAGCCGCGTCTTGGTCGCCCGAAACGAACGGCAGCACCAAAACCACTTGATACACGTACCCGCGCCACACCAGTTTGTCAGTGACTGGGTTGGGAACGATCGGGGCAGTGGATGCCGCCAACATGAAGGAAGCGTCGCCTAGCTGAATGGCACCGACTTCACCACCCGCGCGACGCTCGCTTACCGGTGCCGGCGGGCTTATCTTCACAGCATAATCTGTTGCCGTTTTGGAAACGGAACCGGTCGCCAGAACAAACGTCGACACTTCCCTGCGAATGACAGCACTTGTTCCGAACGTGGTGTTGATCAGCTTCGCCGCGAGATTGCGAAATGTCTTGTCGAATACACTCACGCGCGCAGCGCCGTTCCGGACATCGTCGGGTTCAGAAACGGGGTGATTCTGCCCACGGCATCGAGATATTCGGTTGTCTGTCGCGCGCCGCCGCCGGCCCCGTCGAAGTATTCGACTTCGAGCGCGCCAAGCTTCTCGCGCTTCGTCACACGCCCGACAGCCGTCAGCAACGATTCCTGCGTGGTGCTTGACGTGATCGATTGCCGCGCAAGCAGCATTTGGGCATCTTTCACTTCGTCGGGGATCACGTTTTCAGGAATGTAAACCGTGTTCTGGAAGGCATACGGAACGCCAACGTTCTGGTAGAACGGGTCGAAGAAATCCGGAACCGGGACACCGCGACGCGGCCAATCGCCGGCTTGAAATGCACCTACGCGCGAGCCACGCCACCGCATTCGATACTTCTGAATCAGGTAGTCGAACGCAAACACCAACGCTGCTTCGATAACTTCGTTGTCGGCTTCTGCTGCCGTCAAATCGTTTCGCAGGGTGTAGAACGCAACGAATTCCGCAACGCTTGCGTAGGAATTCGGCTTCACGTAAGGGGAAGCCGGAACGCCGGTTTCGATTACCAGTGCCATCAGTTGATCCTTGGGGTGACCTTCATCTTACCCTTGAAATACACGCGCCGGGGAACGTCGCCAGTGATCGTGTCAGTGATTCGAATGTCGTACTTGTAGGTGCCTTTCGGAACGGCAAAGGTCGCCATGTTGAAGACCATCAAGCCGCCGGCAACCCCCGCACCGTTGAACGTTGTCTGCGGTGAAGTTGCAGTGTCGTTGGTTGGTCCAACCGCAAGAATGCCAGTCCAACCGTTGATGTCGGCATCGGTGCCGTCGACCTTTGTCAGATGCACAACTACGTCGTCGGTGTCATCTTCACTGCGGATAAGGTTGACCGTTACTACGTCGCCGATATCAGTCATTTCAGATCTGCCCTAGCACAATGGCTTCGAGTACGGAAGAATTCGCGCCCGCAGAAAGTGGGGCAGCCGGATCCGTAGCATACCCTTCCAGCATCGGGTTTGCTACGCCGGAAGTCAGCACATTGCCACCAACTACCGCATCAGGTTCGACTGTCTTGCGGAAGCGAATTATTCCGCTGCCGTCGACCAGTATTGAGCGATTGACGCCAAACTGAATGCCACCGGTTGAAGTGATGGCACTGGAAGACGAAGCTAGATCGGCAAACGCGCCAAAGGCAATCGAACCGACAGACGCAACGGCGGCAATTGCACTGAGGTTCGAGCTTGACCCAATGGCGACGGATCCGGTTGCAGCAAGGGTTCCTTGACCGGAAAGAATCTGCGATGCACCAAAGTTCGCCACCGAACCGGTTGATGTAAGCGTACCGGCTGCCTTTAGGTCTGGCGATGCACCGAAGGCAAGCGCACCCGTCGAAACAGCGTTGTTTCCGGCGGGGTCAGTAAGATTCGCCGATGCCCCCCAAACGATCGTTCCAGTAGCTGCCAAGGTGCCCTTCGCGGACCACGTCGTTGACGCGCCCCAGACAAGCGTTCCCGTGGCAGCCAAGGTGCCTGCACCACGAAGCTGCGGCGATGCACCCCAGACAATCGCCCCGGTGGCTTGTAGGGTTCCCGGGCTGTTGAAGGTAGCAGACGCCCCGAATGCCTGTGCACCAGTTGCGGCAAGCGTGCCCTTCGCGGACCACGTCGTTGACGCACCCCAAACGATCGTTCCGGTTGCGCCCAAGGTGCCGGGGCTGTTGAATGCTGCGGATGCACCGAAGACTTGGGCACCGGTTGCGTTCAAGGTTCCGGTCGCGCGAAGCTGCGGCGATGCGCCCCAGACAATCGCCCCGGTGGCTACCAGAACACCGATTCCTTTCAGATCAGACGTGGCACCCCAAACGATCGTTCCAGTAGCCGCCAAGGTTCCCGTGCCGCGAAGTTGCGGCGATGCCCCGAACGCTTGTGCGCCCGTGGCACCCAAGGTTCCGGGGGAATTGAATGCAGTTGACGCACCGAAGGCAATCGAGCCGGTCGACGTGATGTCGTTGGTTGCAGGGGTGGTAAGGTCTGCTGACGCCGTCCAGACGATCGCGCCCGTAGCCGCCAAGGTTCCCGTCGCGCGAAGCTGCGGTGACGCGCCGAACGCTTGCGTTCCAGTCGCACCCAAGGTTCCCGGGGAATTGAACGCTGCGGATGCGCCGAACGCTTGCGTTCCAGTCGCACCCAAGGTTCCCGGGGAATTGAACGCAGTTGATGCGCCGAACGCTTGCGTTCCAGTCGCACCCAAGGTTCCGGTCGCGCGAAGCTGCGGCGATGCGCCGAAGACTTGTGCGCCGGTCGATGTCAGCGTTCCGGCAAGTGAACCGGTAGCCGATGCACCGAACGCCTGTGCGCCCGTAGCCGCCAAGGTGCCTGTAGCGCGAAGCTGCGGCGATGCACCGATAGCCTGTGCACCGGTTGCGGCAAGCGTTCCAACGCCTTTTAGATCAGATGTAGCCCCGAAGTTCGCGAACGTACCAGTCGATGCAATCGCACCGGCAACCGCAACCGCCGCAACAGGAAGACCGGCAACGGGTGCGGCAGAAAGTGGTGCGAACCCGAGTGCCATCTATAGGTTTCCTAAATGCACCGAATAGGATATCACCAAGAAGTGATGATCACTAATCCGTTGCCGCCGTCGCCGCCACGCCCGCCCGTGGTTCCGCCGCCACCGCCGGCCCCGCCAGAACCGTAGCCGCCCGGACCACCAGCACCGCCAACGCCTGCATTCGAGGAAGACCCACCGATGCCGCAGAATGACCAAAACGGTTGCCAAAGAACGAAGCCGCCGGATCCGTTGTTCGAGCCGGCAGCCGGTCCAAGCGGACGCATTTCAGAAACCAGCGAATCGGCTGTTGCGGTAATGACGCCGCCGGCAAAATCCGTGCCTGTGACACCGGCACCGCCCGGTCCGCCCATTGTCAAACAAGTCGTTTGCGGAATCGATTGTGCAGTTCCGATTGCCCCAGTTGCTGCGCCGCCAGCAGTGCCCGCATGCCCTGCAATGACATCAAAGAACCCAAGGTGTGCAAAGCACATTGACGCTATTACGGCAATGCTTCCAGCCGAACCGCCACCGCCGCCAGCACCTACGGTTCCCGTTACGCCGCCAGTCGGTCCAGCAGCACCCGACATGATCAGAACGTTGTTTGGAATTGCCACGTTGGTGGAAATAGACACAAAGCTGCGAATGCCTGACGGGGCTGTTCCGCCACCCGAAAGTGTTCCGATTCCGCCCGCGCCTGACTGAACATAGAGCACGTCAGGAATCAAATTCGCGGCAATCAGCAGGGTGCCGTGCCCAGAACTGCCGCCACCGCCACCGCCGCCCCGCGCCGATGATGCAACGCCTGTGAATCCGCCACCGCCAGCACCGCCGCCGCCCAAGCAGAAAATGTGCACCATCGACACACCGCGCGGCTTGGTCCAGATTCTGTTTTGCAGGGAATCAACCGTGCAGTCGCCGATAAACGTTTGAACGTTTCCGCGCGGAAAAGGGGGTTGCCCGGTTGTTATTTTCCCAGCCATTTCTTCACCACGCCGTGATTATCACAATGCCACCGCCGCCCGTACCGCCGCGCCCGTTGCCGGTTGTGCCAGCACCACCACCGCCGCCACCCGAACCGTAGCCACCGGGTCCGCCACCGCCACCAACGCCAGCGTTCGAGGAAGATCCACCAAGCCCGCCGAAACTGAAGAACGGCTTCCAGTACATGGGACCACCAGAACCACTGTTTGCCCCAGCGGCAGCCCCAGCCGGACGCATTTCGGAAAGATAGGCGTTTGCCGTAGCGTTGCAGATTCCACCCGCGAAATCCGCCGCTGATGTTCCAGCACCACCAGAACCCCCCATCGTGAAGGCACCCGTAACGGGTATCGTGACAGCGCCCCCTATCGCACCAGCGACCGCACCGCCAGCAACGCCAACTTGTCCGGCGATGAATTCGAAGAATCCCAACCCAGCCAAAGGCATCGCTGTAATTGCTGCAATAGTTCCTGCTGTTCCTGCTGCGCCGACAACCGTCAGTGTTCCAGTGCCGCCGCCAACAGGTGCAGCCGCACCAGATGTAGCAAGACAGTTTTCAGCGGTGATCGATCCACGGCTAACGCGAACGTAGCTTCTAATTCCGCTGGCAGCAGCGCCGCCACCAGATACTTGACCGGCACCGCCGGCACCGACTTGAATGTACAAGTGATCGGGGATGAAGATCGCGGGAACTATGACCTTTGTTTGGCCGGAACTTCCACCACCGCCACCACCACCGCCGTTACCAGATGCGCGGATAAAGCCGCCACCGCCGCCTGCGCCGCCGCCAACACAAAGGATATGAACAAAGGTGCAGCCGCGCGGCTTAATCCAAGTCTGAACTTGCAATGCGTCAACGGTCTGCTGCGTTGTGAACATCTGCACATTCGCGCGTGGCGTGTCGCGGTTCATTCTTCCGGTTGTGATTCTTGGCATTTCGCTTCAACCAAAGCAGATGATGTAAACGAAGCCCGGACCACCGTTGCCGCCTTGCCCGCCCGTGGTGACACCACCGCCACCGCCACCGCCGCCAGAACCCATGATGCCGTGTCCGCCGTTACCGCCAACAGTGCTGTTCGAAGATCCGCCGCCAGTGCCGCCGAAGACAGTCAGGGGTTGCCACACGACAATGCCGCCGTTACCGGGGTTGGATCCTGCTGCGCCGCCGGTCGGACTTGGAAATTCTGAAATGTAGGCGTTCGCCGTTGCAGTGTAGCCGCCCCCTGCAAAGTCAGCCGAAGTTGTTCCTGCACCAGCGGAACCGGCATAAACGAAACTACTTGTGGTTTGTGTCGAGATCGGGTTTCCGACAGCACCGGCAGAACCGCCGCCGGTCGAACTTGTCTGCCCAGCGACGGATTGCCATCGACCAATCCGCGACATCGGTTGATCAGCGGCAAGCGTTATCGAGCCGCCCGCAGAAGCGGCACCGCCCGCGCCAGAAGTTCCGTCTTGCCCGGAAAGACCACCTTTCGCACGAAGCAGGATGTTCGGAATACTTGGACCGGATCCAAGGTTGCCGATCGCAACGTAGGTGTCGCGTCCGCTGTTTGCAGCGTCGAAGCCACCGCGCCCAAGCTGAAGGCTAAGTTTGTCGGGCAGCATATGAAGCGGACCCATCCAACGGGTTTGCCCGCCACTTCCGCCGCCACTTCCGCCACCGCGACCAGTTCCTACACCTGCACCGAAGCCCTTGCCACCGCTGCCCCCGCCACCAACGGCGAGGATGTAGCACATTGTGTATTTGCTTCGTTTTGGCTTAATCCAAACATCCACTTCCAGCCCGGTGATGATCTGTGCACCGTTGAAGAACTGAATGTTCGCCCTGCCGAAGTTTGGCAGTACGGAACCGGGCATCAGAAATCCCCGAGAACCGCGTTACAGTTCCAGCCGGCAGCAACCGCCGTTGCGAGCGCGAAGTAAATTCGGAAGTTCGGCTGCAACATGATACCCATCGGGTAGACAATTTCAGCCGTCGCCGCCGTTGCAATCGCGGTTGTTGCCGGCAGCGATACTTCACCCCAAAGGGTGTTATTCGCTGCGGTTGTCGGAGTAGATCCGTTGTTGATGTAGATCCGCGCGCAACTTGCTGTGTTCGTTCCACCCGCTTTGAAGCGAAGTGATTCAACGTAACTGCCGTCCGCCGATGCTGTACAGACCAACGTCGTGTCGGCGTCAATGCCTGTGTAGTCGGTTGATCCGTTCAAAATCAACTGGTTCATTGCCGTGCCGGCAAGCAGGTTGTTCGCTTGGATTCCAACGTCCGGGTAGACCGGATCTATATTCTTCGGCATGTCAGCCCCCGATCAGTGTGTAAGCCATCATTTGTCCGCCCGATCGACCCACCCGCGCAGCGGGGAGTGTCGCAAACAGGTTCTTTGTTCCAGCCGCCAATGTGAGAATCGAACCGGTGCTTGACGCCGTCACGATGGATCTTTTGAAGTTGGTCGACGTGGAAAGGTAACCGATGCCAACTTCCCAATCGCCAGTTGGAACGCCAGATCCGTCAACCGCTT